ACATACCTATTATACCATAAAGTACCTTAAGAACACCTTAAGCCTATTAGGTCAAAGGTTATTAAAAGGCACTCAATCTCATTCACAAGTAACCTTTGAGTAACCTTAAGACTATGAGTTCCTTGAGGAACTCAATGAACACGAAGGGGGCGTAAGGTGTTTTGAAGGTTGGGAGGGATGGTATCGTTCACTCAAAGTTACTAGAGGTTATTCTAATGACGACATAGTAATCAAAAGTTACTAGGGGTTATTCTAATATCCCTCAGGACGACACCGAGCGTGATAACGCTTCGATACAGTAGTACCAATAAATAATCAAAAGTTACTACAATTATTAGAAGGTTATTCTAATGACGACATAGTCTCATACCTATACAAAAAATTTTATCGTAACCTTTTATAATTTGGGATTATTTGGAGTAATTAGGGGTAATTTTTAATTACAGTTTGTTAATTAGAGTACATATAACGGTCACGAAATATCCCTCGCAAATCCCCTAAATACCTTATATCCCTCACAATTATCTCAAATTATCTTTTAAATACGATAGGTCATTTGCAGTATGTATTAGTACTATTAACCTATCGTACCTCTATCAAAATTACTTAGAATTTCGTTCTTCTAATTTTTGACGATATTGAGCTTCCGTCATTCCCTTTATACTGACCCATTTATAATTAAGAAGTTGTACAATATTATAAACTGCCTTAAGGCTAATGTTAAATTGTTTTCCAATCTCTCTTTGTGTGAGGTTGTTTAAGTATAACTCTCGAATAGTATCAATATCCTTAGCACTTAAATTCTTGTGGTATTGTCTATCTTCTAATTCCATATTATCTAAATATGTGGTTGCCATATGTTTCCTTTCTACCTATATGTATCTTAAAGACGATATTATAATCTGTGTTATAATCGGCATAAAATATTATTAGTCTGTATTAAGAAATCCTTTATGTTATTCCTATTTTGTGAATTTCCTAAACCAGTTCCATATTTCATTATATCCTCTAATGCACTCTTTAAACCTTGCTTATCAAATATATCAAATATGCAAGGTACTCCTACAATCTCTTGGTAATTATTAAGTATCTTATCCCTAGCAGTTTTAGCTAGGGATAATCTGTCTATCTCTTCTTGTCCATAAATAGTTGCCAACTATATCCTTTAAATAAGCTCTCCTATTAAGTCCTCTAAGTCCTATTAAGTTCTTACAAGAATCTTTCCAAGTACCTCATCCATATTAAGGGATAAGAATTTACCTTCCTCTAATTCTAGGTCAGCCCCCGAGTACTTAAGGAAACTAATAGTATCCCCAATACTTACTAACCCATTAGGGACACTAGTTCCTATCGCAACAATAGTACCTTTAAGTGGCTTCTCTTTTGCTGTATCAACTATAATAATTGTTGACTCCTTAGAGGAGTCAATGGTCTTTACAAGTACCCTATTACCTAGAGGTAAGTAAGCGATATCCTTTACCTTATTAGAAAATAAGGAATCATCAATAGGCTGTGACATTAGTCCTCCTCCGTATAGAATGGGGATTCAGGAATTAATCCCATCATAAAATTGTACCAATAAAGATTAGTTAAGTACTCCACATAATCTAAATAGTAAAGGTATTCTTGAGTACCCATACATTTCTTAATCTCTGGGAATTCGTTAAGTATCTCCTCTTTTATATCTTCCATCATATAAGTACTTTCTATTGCTACAGTTTTTAGATGTAAATACATAGAGATAGAGTAATGTGCGACAGTCATAGCTATGAAGAAGTAAGCACCTCCAGCTAAATCTTGTCATGTACCAATGTTTACTATGTAGTAAACCACTCTATCTTCTAATTCAAAGGTACTTAAAACTCCATCGGGGTTATTAGAAGGTACTGTATTATCAACTGGAAGGATACTGATAGGCATAATAGGCGCTGTTAAATAATTAATAATCTTATTACCAATCACAAAATAACCCTCAGTATTAATAACAACCTTATATCCCTCGAACTCCCATACCTCTTGGGTATTACACATAGGAAATAGGGATTCAATAATTCTATCAGTTACATCCTTTAGATACGCACCTGTTTTAAACCTAAGCCCTTTATCCATATTATTACTATCCCTTGTATCCATTATACTCATTAATATTTCTCCTTTGTATATATAATTCTAATTTTATCTAAGCTAACTAAAGTATCCACAATACTTGTACTAGTATTTATAATCTGTCTCTTGTAGAGTTCATCTATAAAAATACCCTCTAGTATATCAAGTGACCTATAGATTATAGTCTTATCATTTAAGAACTTTTTAATATCTATAATACCCTTTAAAGATAGATAACTAACTTTATATTTACTATAAGTCCCTAATCTATCTCTTGATACCTTAGCTAGATAAATAGGAAAACCAATATTCTTCTCAACATATCTAAGCCCTTCTAGTACCTTCTTATTTATTGATAACTCAACGGTTATCCAAGGGTTCTTAACATTATCAGTATCTAATGCTATTTCAACTGCGTACTTATACTCCTCTTTCATTATCCCTCCTATCTCTGTATATTCTCTACAATATCTTTACTCATCTTTGTATGTAGTACTCCAATATTCGGAATAGTACTTATCTCTTGAACTTTACCGTTAGTCTCCCAAACAGAAACTAAAGAGAAACCACTAACTATATCATTTAACTTATTATCACTATAAATTAATAAAGTATTTGTGGTACTCTTCTTAATTTTTACTGCTACTGCGTTACATGCACAAGTACCTTCCCATATAACTGAGTTACATATATTACATACTACAGCTAATCTATTAACCATAGCTATCTCTAGTATCTATAATGACTACATAGTTTCCATCTAGCCTTGAGGAAATATTATGAGTCTTAATATAGTTAGTGACATTAATTAAATTAACATTAATAATACTAGCAATATCTTCTACTGGTAGTAACCCAACCAAACTAGAAATTACCTTAGCATGTTCTCTAGTAATGTTATTGTAATGTAACCTATTACCATTATCGTCAAAATTACGACGAACCTTTAGGTTATTATCAATAATATATTTGTCCCTAGCTAGTACAGCTTCCATTTCAGAGGAATAATAACCTACTACTTTAATATATTTCTTATTAAAGTCATTACGAAGTACTATATGTGCCCTATATTTAATAGTACCCCCAACAGTTGTATGGGACGGATATACCCCAAAGTAACTCCATTTAGGTATCTCTAACCCTTTTAAATCCTCTGATTTAGATATACGAGTATCTACTTTATCAACTAATACATCTTTTATCATAAAGCCCTCCTATCCATATAATTACTATTATTACGACAATATCGCTTAAATATAACGTATTATACCGTATTTATGCTTAAATATACCTTAAATAAGTAGAAATAACTAAAAAAATAAGATAAAATAAGCATAAATACGGTAAAAATTAGATATTTTTCTATAAAATAATTACCTCTTGTGAGGTATTCATCATGAAATCAGTGTAAATTGCATACCTTAAAGCCATTAATTCATCAAAGTGGTGTCCTTTTATTCTCTTAATCTCTGCACCTTTACCCTCTGACCACTCAACACTAACTATTTGTTGTATTAATTCAGTTAAAGACTTCTCTATAAATAGATTACCTTCTCTAAATAACTGATTGAGTACACCAAATCCAAGCCGTACATCTGAATTACTTGGGTAAGTAATGAAATCATAAGTACTAGCAGCATCAGCAGCAAACATAGCAGCTGTCCTATCAAGGAATCTACAACTTGGAGTAACCCCAAAGGTACTTTCAGTATCCTTAAAAGTCCCTATAACAGTTGCAGTATCCGCTTGTGATATGCTCTTACTTGAGTACACATAGTACTTCGTCCTATCTTTTAGTACTAGTACTTGCGCTGACTTATCCCTAAAACCAACATCTAATCCAGATATAGTAATATTATCCTTTAAAAAAGGAGATATCTTGTCTAACTCAAATAAATGTTTACTATCCTCAAACGCATAAAGTATATTTGTACTACTTACAGATACAAATTGTGCTTCATACTCCTGAGCAAAGATAAGAGGGTCTGTATTAGCTTTAATGTTTTCCAGAAACTTAGGTGTATTAAGTGGATTTACAGATGATGGATATTGGTACGACCTATATCCTTTTACTCCTGTTCTTCCTTTAAGGAATTGCCTATAGAAATAATTATTTTTTCCTCTAGGAGAGGATATTAAAAGAATTCTTCCGTACTGCATACCATTTTCTTGTACTCCAAAATCGCTTTGCGTGGGTGCAAGTTGTAATTCAATAAGTCCCTCAATTGATTCATCTATTGCAGCCTCATCTACTACTATCAAACTAGCCCTATTACCTAGTACATTGTCGGGAGAATTTGCAGTACCACAAATTAACTTTGAACCATTCTCTAACTCTAATTTTCTTTCGTTATTGTTCATCATAGTTGGTTTTACACCTAACTCTACTAATCTTGCTTTAACTTCACTCCAAATTATCTCTGTTAACCTAGATAAGGGGGCTACAAGTATGACAGATGCGTAAGGAACTAAAAGGTCTCTAACAATAGTTAGAGATGTACCGTATGATTTACCACTTCTTCTTCCCATAGCTATAGTAAAGAAACAGTACTTATCATAATTTTCATCAATATCTCGTACCATCTCTGCTTGTGCTTCATTAGGGGTAATATTTAATTTTTCATAAAGTTTACCTAATTTAATTTTATGTGTCATTGCCCTGTATAAATCAATCTCTTTATTTATCCCAATATTTTCTGTCATTTACATTAACCCATTTATTAGTTGTAAATAAATATTATTTGTTCCAGTTCCAAGCTCTTTTTTTTCTTTTTCTTTTCCGATAGAATCAACTAAAGAAATTAAGTCAACTATATCTTTGTTAGAGGCGTTCGCTAATCTACCAGTGGGGTTGCCATCTTCGTCTATTTGCTCCTCTATTACCTTTAACTTATCTTCAATGATAGCATTTAGTAATCTAAATCTTTCAGCCTTAAGAGCTACACCAGTATCCATTACAAGAGAATTAACAATATCTCGTACTTCTGGTTTTGCTAAAACCCTTTTAATTATACTAGGTGGGCATCCTAACTCTAATGATATGCTTTTTAAACTACAACCACTAGAATACATATCTACTATTTGTCTATCTATTAAAGATAGAGGAACTAGTAAACTATTATCTGAGTGTATTAATTCATATCCCATTAAATCTCCTTATTCGGTCTATTTTTCTTATGTAAACATCCACATGATTTTGTTAAACCTCGTTTAACTGATTGTAATTGTGTTATAAACTCATTTCCACAGTTACATCTAAATTTACATACTCTATGTACAGTACCTCTTGGGTGCTTATGCCCTTTAAGTTCCTCTAAGTATATAACACCATATTCCCCTACTATATCTCCACTAATAAATTTATTAATCATTTTGCCTCCAAATTATTTAAACAGTATGCTAACCATCTCCTAACTATTATAGTCTTTTTTTTTCGGAATTTCTCGATTTTTAACAAAATATTTTTAATATTATAGCATTTTTCGCACTTTATGCACTTTAGTACCTATTTTATGAGGTATAATCTTGACGACATTAGTGTTACAGACCTATTTATATTATTAATATATCTACTGTGTTTATCTTGACGACATTAGTGTTACAGACCTATTTATATTTTTAATATATCTACTACAATAACTTTTATATCATGTGATATACTTTTTATATTATCAAATACTCAAAGGGACTATATGGTATTAGTGGTAGATATATATAAAAATATAAATAGGTCTGTAACACTAATGTCGTCAAGAATTTTAATAGATTATTAGGGTAAAGTGAGAAAATTGCCCTAATATTTAAAGTATTTTGTTAAAAATCAAGAAATTCCCGTAAAAAAGTACTATAAGGAATGAGGGAACACGAGAGCATACAGAAGCACTTAAAATCGTTTTAAAGTTCCCCAACACTTAAAAAATTAAGGAGGTACTGTGTTTGATTGGTTCAGGAAAAAACCTGTAGTTGAAACTACTACACAGATAGCCACAACTTTATCAACTAAAGCATCCGCAGCATTACCTGAATATGTAAAAGACTATGTGAGTGGTAGTGGTAAGCCAAGCACAGAGACATACTTTAATACTTATAAAACTTCTGATTTAGTTAACTCCTGTGTTAACTACATAGCAGAAACAGGGGCATTAACTAAGTTAAGAATAGGACAAGTGGATAAAGATGGTAAAATACAACCAATAAAAGATAAAAAGGTTAAAGCGTTATTTGATACTGCTCCTAACCAATTTTATACTTGGCAAGAAATGTTAGAGATTATGATTCAGTCCTATCTATTGACTGGAAATTCATATATAAATATTGAGTTACTAAAGACATATGAGTTATGGAACTTAGAGAGCCATAGGATGCAAGTAGTTCCTGATACAAAGAACTATATTGAAGGTTACCTTTACAATGAGAAGGTATCCTTTAATCCCGAAGAGGTTATGCATATTAGACGAGCTAATGCTAACAACCAATACTATGGTACTTCAAGTGTTATGGAGTGTTTAGCAGACCCATTGTTATTGGAGAGCTACTCCATGCAAGATTTAAAAAGTTTTTATGAAAATTCTAGTGTAGGTGGTGGGGTTTTAACTTCTGAATTTCCATTATCACAAACCCAGATTGATAGTATACGAACACAATTTGCTGAAAATTATGGGAAGGGCACTAAAAGACACAGTATGATGCTCTTACCTAATAAGATGACTTACCAAAGTGTTAAATTATCCCCAAAAGATTCAATGCTTTTGGATAGTTTAAAGATAAGTGATGATAGGGTCTTGAGAGTATTTAGATTAAATAAGGTACTTTTAGGAGGTTCTGAGGTAACTTTTGGTACTAAACCAGATGAAGTAGCTAAGTTAGTATTTAATACTGCTATTAGACCTATAGTAACTAAAATAGCTAATCAAATGCAATTATTCTTCCAAACACTTTTAGGTAAACTTGATATAGTAGTATGGTGCGATTTCGACGATATACCTTATATGAGTACTCAGTTAGAAAATAAGAGTGAACATGTAGCTAAACTTTGGTCAGCAGGTATAATGTCAGCTAATGAGGCTAGGGATGCCTTAGGATTATCGAATGTATCTAATGTAAACTTTGATTTACACTTTATGCCTAGTTATTTATTAGGGACATTACCAACATCTTTAGAATCTTGGGTACCAGGAACTGACTTATCCCCAACTAATCAACAGCCACCAGAGCCAACTACTACTGACCCTCAAGGAGGAAATAATAGTACGGATAGCACTAGGGTTTAATATATATTAATGAAATTAAAGGAGGTTCTTTTTGAAGAAAAAGACACTTGAAGAAAAGGTAAAACTATTAAAAGAAAAGACGTTTTATCAAGAAATGCAAGTTAAAGAAGTACAAACTAATGATGACGAAAGCTTGTCAGTTAGTGGGTATTTTAACAGATTCCGCCTAGACAGTGGGGCTATTGTAAAAGACGGAGATGGAGATAGCGTCCTTCCTAATAGTATGAATCTGGAGAGATATAGGATTAACCCAATAGTACTAGCACAACATAGACATGGAGACCCAATAGGTACTTGTACCAATATTGAGTTACGAGAGGATGGTGTTTGGGGTACAGCAAAAATCTATAAAGCACTAAATGAAACTATGTATAACGCAGTAAAATTAGGTGTGGTTAAAACATTTTCTATTGGTTTTACTGTTGGGGATGTTACTTATAACGCAGACTTAGATATTTGGTTTCTAAAGGAAACGAGTTTGCTAGAACTATCTCTGGTTAGTATCCCAAGTAACCAATACTCATATGTTGAAAGTGTAACTGTAGGTAATAACTATCAACTTTCTTTAAGTTCTTCAAAGGCTGAAAAGTTACTTGAAGAGTTTCAAGAAGTACCTCAAGAATCTCAAGACTTACTAAAAGAAGTAAGAGATACTTTAGAAGTCTTAAAAACATTTATAGAAAATAGCAACCTTAAGGAGGTAATCACAGTTGATGAAATTGTAACTACTGAGGAAGTACAAGAAGCCTCAGAATCACTAGAAGTACTAGAAGGTACTGATAAGGATTTAGAGGGTTCAGAGGTTGTTAAAGAAAATACAGAAGTAGCTGATGGTGATAAAGGTGATGAAGTTGTAATTCCAACTATTACGGAACTTGCAGATTCAATGGTGGTTACTGAGGAGACATTTAACACTCTATTGGGTGTTACAGAGTCACTTCAAGCAAAACTTAATTCGTTCCTAAACGAAAACTTAAATTAAACATAAAGGATATAAATGTCATTAGACCTAATTCGTGAACTTAAATCACAAGTAGAAGTTATGCAGAAAGAGTTAGAAGATAGTAAAACTACTGCAGAAAGCATCAGAGCAGAAGTTAAAGAAGCTACTGCAAGTCGTAAAAAAGATTTCTCAGTTGAAGAGAAAGTATCAGATAAAGTTTTAGCACAAGCTAAAAAAGATATGGAAAGTATCTATCTACAATCAAAAATTCTTGATAGAGATATGAAGGAAATTAAAGGTTTTGGTGAAGTTGCTTCTATTATCGAGAAAGCAGTTGTTCCTTCTGACTTGACTAACTGGGCTGCAGAAGAGTTTAGTAATACTGTCATTGAAGGGCTAGAGCTTGAGTTGACTGTTGCTAACTTGTTTAAAACAATCCAAATGCCAACAAACAGACAAACGCTAAGTATTCCTGCAAGAACTGCTAACCTCTCAGCGTACTTGATTCAACCTGCAGCTGATGCGGTTACAAGTGCTATCGACGATGGTAAAATTTCATTTGCAGTTAAGAAATTAATGGCAGCTTCTATCATCGCTGATGAGAGTGATGCTGAATTAGTTGCAGCTGTAACTGATATGACTCGTTCTGAGTTGATTCGCTCACTTGCTCGTGGTCAAGAAGATGCTTGTATCAATGGAGATACTGCATTTGCAACTGCTAATTCACCTAAGAAAATGTTTAATGGACTTAGAAAAATTGGTAATGCTAACTCAGTAGATATGGGTGGAATTGGTATTACTGTTGCTAAAGTTAACGCAGCAAGAAAAGCTATGGGTATCCACGGTATCAATGTAGGTTCACTAGTTCTTATCATCAACCCAGAAGTATATTTTCAACTTGTAGGTCTCCCTGAGTTCTTGACAGTTGATAAGTACGGTGTTGCTGCTACCATTATGACTGGTGAAGTAGGTAAAATTTTTGGTATCCCAGTAGTTGTAACAAGCTACATTGCAAATACCTTGACTACTGCAGGTGCTGACGGTGCTGGTGCAACAACCGAAGCTCTTCTTGTTAACAAGGATTACTTCGCATGGTGCACAAGAGGTGGCGTAACTTTAGAAAAACAAAGAACCGTACTCAATCAAACAGACACATTAGTTAGCTCAAGAAGTATTGACTTCAAAGCTATCTATACCTCTGGTACTCCAATCGCAGCATTGGTGAATGTACTCCCATAATGGAGTACTTCCTTACCTTTAAGTAGGTAAGGATTACTTTTCAGTCCCTTTGAATATTAAAATTATTTAAGGGGACTTTAAGGTAAATATAAGCCCACATAACCGCAGAGTATTGTAACATATATGGTATATGGGCTTATATTTATTTTTATAAAACAAGGAGACATATGAAAGCTATTAAAATTACTGAGGGTAGTTTATCGACATTAGATAAGACCTTCGAGTTCGACAAAGCAATTGAAGTTACTGATAAAGAAGTAAAATACTTAAAGGATACTTTTGATGGTATTTTTAAATTTGAAGGTACTTCAACAAAACCACTAGAAATCGTTAAAGAACCAATCAAAGAAGATGCCAAAGAGGAAGTAAAGAAAGTACAACCAAAGGGTGATATCAAGAAATAAGGAGAGCTAAGTGTCACACAGACTCCTAGATGAATTTAAAACATATTTAAACTACGACTTAGGGGATACAAGTAAAGATGAAAACCTTTCTTTATGTCTAAGTGCTAGTGAGAAGTTCTTACAAAGTGCGTATGGAGTGTACTGTGAGAGTACCTCTTTAACTTATGTAACTGATGGTACAACCCTTAGTTATCTTTATTTACCTTATGTTATATCAACTCTTACAGGCGTATCAGTAGATGCTGTAGCTGTAAGTAGTACCTTACTTAGTGCTAAGCACAATAAGGTTAGACTAAAGGAAGGTACATTTACTAGTGGTTTTGATAATGTCTCTGTAAGCTATTCCGTAGGGTATAGTGATTTAGACTTACCTATGGATTTAAGAGTAGCCTTGTTTAAACTGTCT